GACGATCCCCTTACGATCTAACTACAAAAGCTCAAGACTAGAGAGTTATGCTACTTCTGGCTCTCTACTTGAAACCCTGCTGTGTGTGCTAGACAATAAATCTTTCGATCTTGATCGAGGTTCCTGAATTACCAGTAGTCTCGTTAGACCATTCTTCAGACTTAATCTTAGCTGTAGCTTCGTTACCAATAGCTTCGTCTAAGTCCTCGGAGATATTATTCTGGATGTCCTCAAAATTCAACTTTACTTTGCGGGATTCATACTCGTCGCTGTCCGGATCGAGATCGTTAAGCTCAGAGAGTCTGTCTGCGAATACCGCAGTAGTGGCCTGGTTGAAGAACCACGAACCCCACGAACACCAGTGAAATACCGTGAAGCCATTATCGTCTGGATTCTCAGCGTTAATGACCTTGAACTCGAAATTGATGCCAGGCTTTTCGGAAGCTCTCGACTCACGGTACGTCCACTTATTGAACATAAGCTCGTAGGTTCCAGGATCGAGTGTACGGTCTAGCTTCTTCTTTTCGTTTTCGAGGCTACCAAATTCGAGGTCTTGATAAAGTTCACTCATGAGAAGTGTTATCCTTAGTTAAGATTATGAAAAGTGAATGTTATGATGTGTCAGCTACATAAAGGTCTCTAGTGCTCTTCTGAAGCTCCTTTCTCTGATGCCGCTGACAGGCTGTGTTGAAGAGCAATATTGACACGGGTAAGTGTTTCGACAGTTTCGCTAAAGCCTACAGATCGAGCTTTAGCTATATTGTCTATTAATATTCTTTGTAGCAAATACCCATCTTCTTCTGTGATGGGTATGTATACTGTATCTTCTGGCATTTTAGCATATCCTTTGTTGATGTTGCCAAGAAGATTAAAGTCTTTCTTAGGATTCATGGCAATAGTGTGTCAAAGTTCTGAGGCATTTCTGCCTCAAGGTTAGGGTTGCGGACTCGTGCGGTGTATACTCCGCTTGGACGGGTTTGCCATATATAAGATGCTTTGTCTCCTTTACCTTTTACGATTGCGTGAAGTACGTAGTCGAAATACGATGGGATTATTCCGGCGAGCTTTCCAGTGAGACTAGGTACTATCTTTACGATGCCTGTGGTTTCGTTTTCTTTCGAGTCCTCGTGACACACTATGATGAGATTTTTCTGCATCATGATTAATGCCTCGATGAACTTTATCGTAAGTCTCATTGCGATGCCGTAATCTGGTTGTGTTGGTGCGGCATCTAGGGCTTTATTGTTCGATGCCATAGTGTGATCCATAATGGCACCATAGAGTCTTGTCATGGAGTCTATGATTATTGTTTTCGGTTGACATTCTGGATCTGCTTTATGTAAGCGTTGCAAAGCATCTTTGATTTGATCGTATGCTACTGGAGTTTCTTTACCGTTCTTGTTCTTGGCTAAGCGATCTGGTATGATACCTCTAAAGCTACCTTCTAGGAAATCACCTTCCAAGGCTTCTGAACCCTCGTCTATGTCTATGATGAATGCGGGCAAAGCACGCTCCGGTAAAGTTCGTAAACAGAAGGTCTTACCGCTTCCTACATCACCATAGATCAGGGTTTTCTTGGGCGCGTCGTCTCGTTTTTTCGCCATGTCTAAATGCTGTGGCATATTTTTACCTCTCTCACCTTTCTATCTGGCTGCTGTATCCCAAACCAGTTTGGAGTATTGTGCATTCATGACTGTTTGTCTGAATCCGTGTGATGCGCTGCATATATCGAAATATGGACATAAGCGATTCCATGATGTACATGCGTCTTTGCCGTACATGGGATAAAAGTTATCATAGTACATGCGGAGGATCTGAGCACACGTTACTTCGATGCCACGTTTCCACTCTGCGATTATGGTTTCATTTATTGATAACGAAGATCTATAAAACGAGTCATTCTTAGGTGATACCAGTAGTACGTCTACTATGAAGTCCTGGACTTTGCTGTATTCTGGAATTTGCTGAGCTGCCCATACGTATCCTATGAACTGGTTGCTGAGAGCAAAGCTCGGGACTAAGTATTGCGATTCCCATGTGGAGGTTTTGTGATCCATACATACGAGTTTTGTGTTGTCGCTTAGGATCTTATCTATGAGTCCTCCGTATCGTACTTGCCACTCTGTACCATCTATTTTTATTGTGCTTAGGTTTGATTCAAAATACAACTCGCTGTCTACTGTGTTGTATATGTCATCTTCTTTCATCCAACGCTTTGCGTAGTTTTCTATTAAACGTACGCCACGGCCTGGTGTGCGTTTGGGATCTTCTGGTACGGGTTGGTATGCTTCTAGGAATGTGTCGAGTGCTGATGGTAAGTGTTCCTCCATGAATAAGGTATCCAGGGCTTTGTGAACTGCGATGCCGAACAACAATGGGCTGTCTGGGATCTTTATGGATTCTGTCGAAACTGCCATACCACCAGGTACGAGAGCTTGTGCGATGCGATGTTGGAACTTTCGCGGGCACGTGCGAAATTCGCTTAGTGCATAGTTATCTACTTTTATTATGTGCTCGTCTTTGTAGATTCCTGTTTTCATTTGTGAGTCTCCTCTAGAGCGTATTCGCGTAGGTCATCTAGCAACTCGCCGCTGAGAAATGCCAGTAAGTCTATGCCTTTTGTTCCTATTGTTACTGCCTCTATTATGGCCTCTGGAGGATATCCAGGATCTTCGAGGCTCGCGGATGTTCCTGGTTCTATGAGTACGCTTACTATGTAGGGCTCGTTGAAATCTTCGCTTTGGTAGCTGAATGCTAGTGTTATGGGCATGTTCCTATCCTTTTCTATATGCTGTTTAGTAGATCCATGGTTTCTTTGCTGCTCATGCGTATTTCTTCTTTTGTTTTCTCATGTTTCCGTTTCTTTGCTTGCGGTCTGTCGCTATTGTTTAGCTTTGCGTTTTCTAGGAAGTCTAAAGCCTCGCTAAGTTCGCTATCGCTTAGCTCTCGTATGTCTCGTATTAAGAGCTCGTAGTCTGTTGGGATTGGCTCTAGGTCTGAGCTTGGTGCGAAGGCTCGGTTGGGATCTCCGGGTTTGCCTTGGAGCCATGTATGAGTTTCGTCTGCTGGCTCTGCTATTTGTCTTATTTCACCGTTCCAATATACGTATTGGCCTGGATCTAAGCTCATGGGCACGCTCCTTTTCTAGGTATTCGTGTAAAGCCCTACGGAGCACCTCGGCCCGTAGGCCGAAGTGGTTTCCGTGGGCGTTGAGGTATGCCTGGAGTTTAGCGTCTAGCTCCGGGCTGAGATTTACGTACAGTCGTTTCATTATGATTTCTTTTTTAGCCCAAAGTATACGATACTAAAGAATGCTAGTAATAAGAAGAGATCTAGTCCATCCATATATCCAAGCTCCATTAATTTACTTTCTGAATTAATACTGCGATATGTTTACGCTTATATGCTGTTTAGTAAATCCAGTATTTCTTTACTACTCCGCGAGGTTTTTTCCTTGCGCGTTGTAGCTTTTAACTTAACACGAGGTTTCTTCTTTGCGTAATACTTATTGGGATCTTTTGTGGGATATAAATCCTCCTCTCGTGCTAATGTTGTAGGGCTTATTTCTGCCCCGTTGCTAAGCGCGTACTGGACTCTATACTTCCAACCGTCACGCTCTGCTATGATTTCTACTATCTTTATGTGTTTTGTTTCGTGGCGGTCTATGGCTCGCCAGATCTTTATGTCTCCTACGGTCCATCTAGGATCTGTAGTGCGCGCTGTTAGTTCGCACTCTAGTTCCCAACGCCGCTGTCTTATTTGTATTTCTTCTACGCGTAAGACCCTAATCTTTTCTTCTAATGTACTTACAAGCACTAGATGCCTGCTTTCTTCGCAACATAATCTCCGAACTTTGAGGTATTAAAATTACTATAGTTTTGGTTTAAGTGTCTGCTGATAATTTCTTCTACTTTACTGGTGTGTTTTGTGCTTTGTTGATCTCGTATTTCTTCTTTGTAGAGCTCTGCTATTGCTTCTGCGATTACTACATAGTCCTTACGAGTCATCTTCAGCTCTCCTTTTTTCTATGTCTTTCTTAATTGTACTGATTTTTAGTTTCTCCATTAATTCTATTGCTTCTTTATGTTTATTAATTATGCTATCTATTTTTTCTATGGCCGCTATTGTTTTACAGTTTAAATTCTTTGCTATCATTCTGATCCTGGCTCCTCGCTTAGTTCGTTATCGTTATTGTCTTCCTTTTTCACTACTTTTTCGCGTATGTTCTCAATTTCTTCTGTATGTACGCGTCTATCGTATCTCTCTATGCTGTCCATTTTATTCTCCTTTTTCGTCTAAGGTTTCTATTACCTGTGCGAAGGTTTTTATTATCTGTGTGAACTCTTCTAAATCTTTTGGTTTAATATTGTTACTGTGGGCCAGTCGAATATCCCAACCACTGCGAGGATTTTCTCCTTTCTCTATGTCAGCTTCGTCATAGACTATGCTAAAATTTTCGGTAAATAATGCTAATCGTGTCCTTATATTGTTCATTTGTGGTGGTCTCCGCGGTTGTGGTGATTGTGTAGTTTACACCAAATTGGTGTAATTGTGAATGTAAAATCTAAGGTGTAAGGCTTGCTTATGTTTATCACTGATGCTATCTATGAGAGTTAGTTTTTCCTCTATGGTTGGGGCGGATTCTACTTTAGAGCTCATCTTCGTCTTCCTCGTCTTCACATGTACACTCTTCTAGCTCTTCGTCACAATGTTCGCATAGCTCTGGCGGATCGTCCCACCACGGAGGATATGCTAATTTCCACCGATCATATGCACACAACATCTATGGCACCTCTGCGTTGTTAAGCTCGGTGTCTGTTTCTTCTGGTGCAAATATCTCAGCCCACTCGCTAGGGGTTATACCAGTCTGTATGAACTCCCTAGTGTCTGCGTCTAATGTGGGGAATATGTCTTGGATAAATCCTTCACGCTTGATCCACTTCTGAAGTGCCAGGGTAAACTGCATCATAGGGAGTCCTACTACCATGCTGTTTCTTTCTCCGCTGTGTATACTCTCACGTGTGAACTCTACTCCATTTTTATGATACGCTATCTCGAATGCTCCTATGGTTTTACTCATTATTCTAGCTCCGCGTTGTTTAAAAGTATGTCTAGGCTACTACTTATGTCACTTAGTTTTACATCTATGTCTTCGTTGTTTTGTTCTAAGCTCTCTACGGTTTCCTTGATGCTGTCTAGCTCTACTGCTAAGTCCGCGAGCAATGCTTTTATTACTCTGACGTCTAGTCTGTCGATGCCATCCATATGGATGCTCCTTCGTTATGTAGGGTGTGGTGTATGTTTACACCTAAAAGGTGTAATTGTATAGTATAATATAATACAATTAGGGGGGAAGTCAAGGGAAGATTTTTCCCATGTCTTAAGTCCTTGTTTTTATTGTACTTAAAGCAAACTTATGCAAATTTCTACCAAACTTCTACCATACTTCTACACCTTAAGTCTTTGTTTTTAAAGCACTTAGCAAACTTCTGCATACTTCTACATGCCCCTTGGGATCTCGCCGACGAAGGGGTATTTTTATATATATATATATTTTATATATATTATTTTCCCTCTCTGGCTGCGTGGGGGCAAGGGGGGTGTAGAAGTTTGTAGAAGTTTCTAACATATTGTTTTTAAAGGGTTTAAGTGTGGAAGTTTGGTAGAAGTTTGTGCATAAGTTTGATCTAAACTCAATAAAAACAACCATTTAGGGCGTAGAAGTATGTTACCCCTTCTCTTACTTTTACTTCTTTAAAATCCCGATCCAACTGTCTGGGTTTAGGGCGTTTCTTTGCGGGCGAGTTCTACTTGCTATGTCTGTCCAATTTGATACTACTTTAAACTCTTCATCTATTCGTAAGGCATAATCTCCTAAATGCTGTAAAGCGCTGGAACTTAAACTATGTTCACGTGACTCTAAGTATTCTGAATGTTTCATATGTTTTTGTTTTTATTCCTCGCTGTTTTGTAGTATGTTTTCTAACAAACTATTTACTAAAGTATCTTCTATGGTTGTAGGCTCGGGCACGCAATTACGCATATCTCTAAGTAATTCTAAATCTTCGGCGCTTATTTCTATTGTTATTTTCATTTTGTTTCCTTATGTAAAAAAGGTGAGGGGATTTCTCCCCTCACCCTTTAGGCTTTCTTAGATGTTCAATGCAGCCGCTTTCTTTGCTTCCTTTTCAATGTGGGCGTTTCGTAGATCATTAAAAAGGTCTGCATCTTGAGCTTTGAGCTCGGCCAGGGTTTCTGCGTCACCAGCTCCAAGAGCTTTACGGAAATTGCTCTTGAACTCTTTTATTGCTGGATCGCTCGTTTCTCTCGATGGATCTTTGACCACACTAATTGCGTGGTTTAATCCATTCTGAATGAGATCTTCCAGACTTCCGTTTGCGTCTCCACCTACCAGATTGAACCACTCATATAAAAATGTGTTCCAGTCTGGCGTCTCGAAGATCCTTACCTTGGGCCAATCGTAAGATGGTTTGTTCGCATCTTGACGGTTGACACTATGTGCGCGGATCTCAAAACCTTCACCACTACCTACTAAGTCCAGCTCTTCGTATGATGGCATCTTTCGATACCTCTCTATAGGGATAGAATTTGAGTCCCTCAACATAGTCCCTATATTGCTATGTTGGAGCTTTCCTCTCATTTTGCGCGATCCTTTTTTGTTGTGTTTCAATGTCTAAATTTACTATACTTAAATATAATACATTCACAGTCAATGTCAAGCTTTATTTTTACTTTTGTGAAGTTTTTTATGTAGTGTTACTTGGTATCATGTAGTGCACACATGTGCCCCTTGACAACCACTTGGTATTAAGCTATATTCATAGATGGGCAGAAAAGTATCATATTATACCGCACAATACCTTATAATGTTACTTAATACTACGGTTTTATGCACAATATGTAGTGGTATAGCAAGAATCGTGCCAATACTACATATGGTATGCAAGCAAATACCGTGCCAATACTATAAAGTACAAAGTAGTACCAAGTAATACCAAGTAATACTACAAAGTACTAAGTGGTACCAAGTAGAATATACGCTAAACCATATGGTACCGAGTATACATGGTACAAAGTTAAACTACTTAGTACCGAGTATACTTCAAACTACA